TTAAAACAAAAACCTCGGCATGGCTTTTTAAGGTGTCGGCCATCTCTTTTAAATTTTTACAGGTCTCTAGCACCCCAAAAGCTACCACGTATTTATGCTTAGATGGCTTGGCCTTTAGAATATCGCCAAACTTAACGCCCTGACTACCGGCATCAACCACCCATTTAGTGGCATCAATTCCCTCATAGGTTGTATTGGGTAGGTAAGATTTAAGCGCTCCGAAACCGGCGCCAACGTCTAACACTGAGCCGTCATTAATAAGGCTTGCCGCCCATTTATAATGATTAGTTCCCCTAACTAGTAAGGCTCTAGGCGTGTTCCCAAAATATATCCTATCATCCCATGGTTTCATTTATGCCCCGTTATTTGATCTACTAATTTCGCAGAAAACGCCAGATTTGTTTTGTAAAACAATCGTTTTATAGATGTTATCTAATACAAAGTCAGCGCTCCCCGCTAGTTTAAAAGTGCCATGCTTAACCGTAATGGTTTGGCCGTTAGCGGCGCTTAAAATAAAGATTTGGTTTAATTCCGAACCGTTAATAGTGGTTAAATCGCCTATACCGCCCAATATATCTAAAACTACCGTTGAGCTAGTAGGGGTAATAGCTCCGGCTGTAATAGTGGCGTTGGCTACCCCTAGCGTAAAGCATGATGCGTCGAAAAAATTAGTAGTGAAGCTATCGGCCTTCGCATCAAAGATATTATTTTTGCCGTCGTTATCTACATCCATCTCAATGGTGGCGTTTCGCCCAATAATCTGTATTGGTCTAGTACTAACGCCAATAAAGCCGTCATTACCCTTTTGGATTGAGTCATATTCCCAAAAAAAATAATTACCTAAAGATGAAGGGTCATACATCGTCATTGACTTAAAGCTAAGATAATCAAATCCACCATTCCCAACTTGTGTCATTTTGGCTAGGCCATCGGCCGCCGGATAAAAGTTATTAAACCAATAAAGGTTGTTATCACTGTAAACATAAAATGTCGTATCTTGCGTTTGATCGTAAATCCTTAAGCCTACCGGTGTCGCGTATTCTTCCCAATAAGGGGTAACTGGTTCGTTATCGGTTCCGCTTAACTGGCCTTCGCGCCAAACTTGGATGGTGTTGCTATTCCAAGGCGCTACCGCTCCACTTCCTACATAGTAAGCATCGCCATTGTTAGGGGTTAAGCCGGTAGGGTCGGTAAGCGTTGTATCAATTACCGTAACGGTGCCTGCGAATTGGTCATAACTTCTTAAAAAGCTGCGTAACTGATCAACGAATTGAGTACCAAAAGGAAGGTCTATTATCTGATCTAATTTAGTGCCGTTCGTCATTTAACTAGCTCCAAAAGCGGCACCAAAAGCGCCGCCGAATCCATTACCTAACTGGCCTACAGGAAAATCATCTAGGTCAATATAAGTTTCGATTATTGTATCAGAGTTTGGTAATTCTTGCGTTAAGAAAATATCCCTAAACGCTCTGGTCGTATCAATACTTAAATAGGTGTCAGGGGCAGTTAAATCTGCGTTCCATTGAAAATTAAAACGATGTATGTAATAGGCATTATTAGGAAAATCAAAAGCCGCCTCACCCGCGTAAACGATTGTATTGGTGCCGTATGATGTTAGGTCGGTTGCTGGGTTCCATCCTAATAATGACTGAAAAATAGGTTTCCTAATATCTTCTATGAGGTCGCGCTCAGCCATGCCGGATGTATCTAAACGGGTAGCGCCTTTGCTTGGAACCACTACGAATACACTGAAATTAAAAATAATCGTTTGCCTAAAATCCTGATTAGATTGCAGCGTGTCTATAGCATCGTTGCCGTTCACCCTAGATTTATTGGCGGTCGGGTTGCCCATGATCACAAAAAGCCATAACTTATCGTCGGCGCTTTGGGCTGTGTAGCTGTTTGTCATTAGCTCAGGCGTTATGCATCCGCTAATACGGGTTGGGAAGTGGGCTTTTATTCCGGATTGTACGATATTGCCCATACCGGCACCAACTGAATAGCTGATAGAGGGGGCATCTTCATCAATAGCCGTGATGATTCTAGTACCGCTAAAATTAGTAACATTGGCTTGATTAACGATCGCATCCGATGGGGGTAAATCTTGCCCATCATCAATAAGCTCTAGTGTGAATCTATTAGGCACGTATGACAAAACAAAGGTTTCATCATAGTCAGTACCGGTGATTCTAATTTGTTGATCAGCAATATCGCTTGTATAGTCATGGGCGGTTTCGGTTCCAACCGTAATAATTCCATCTGCCTGTGTAGCATTAGATACATTAACGCTTTGTAAAGCATCCGTAATCGCCACAGTGTCGCCTACATTTAAACCAGCTGGCAATGTTTGACCACCAAAAGTAATCGTAACTGTACCGGCATTATTAACGGCATCGGTGCTGGTAAGCGTATCGCTAAAATAATTAGTGAAAAATGGTAGCCATTGCTTTAGTTGCCCAATGATCTCGCTGTATTTCATATTTTCATTGCCCTGCTAATCTGCTTTTCATAGACGGTTTGAAGATTGCCAGCTACCGCATTAAACATGTTTTCTAAACCACTCCGAGCGGCCATTTTACTAGTCCCATACTCTAAAAAGCCACCATAAGTGGAAGTGGTGCCAAATACAAACCCATCCTTACCCTCATCTATAAAATCAAAGCTCTTACGATAAGCGCCGCCCTCTTCAGTCGGTGTTTCACCCGCCGCGCTACGTCTTACCGGAAAGCCTACCGCTTTACCGGTTCGCTTGTTTCTGACAACGCCACCCCCTTTCAAGGCTTTGGTTCGTAAGTAAATAACGCCTGTTTTAGAGCGAGTGTCTAAAATTTGTTTGTCTTTTTCTTTTGTCAGTAATATTTTGGCTTCACGATTAGCATTAGCTATCCCTGTTTGAATCTCAGGCGTAATGAGGTCAAACTTTAAGAAAACTCGTTTAGCGCTGGCATCTATTCTTATTTCCATTTAAGCCACGTTATTGAAGTTAGTAATGGTTCCTTTGAAAATACAGTTAAGCCTTAAAAACTCGCTTCGCTGGTCATAATTCTCGATTGTCACTATGTTATAACGATTGCCTTCCCATAGTACCCACTGCTCTGTCGTAATGGGTAAGTATCTAATCCTAAAGATATGGCTTATAGCCTGCTCAACGCCGGTAGAATCAAATACGGTAACGCCTTCTACGGTCTCAATATTTGCCCATGTTTCACCATTAGCAACGCTCACCGCGCCACCGTTGGTGTCTTTTTCAGTAAAATCTAAATAGTACTCATGGTCAGTCGAGCTGGGTTTAATGTTACGGTTTTGAATAGCGATAACCGAAAACATATCGCCTATATTAACCTTCCTTCTTTTGCCGCTGATCTTTTCGCCGCGCATTATGGCACCATGCTTCTAATCGTGTATTGATTCAAAATAGTCCTAGCAATCGCTGGGATTGATTTAGATTCATCACTAAAATCACCTCGGTTTACATAATAATTGGCTACCATCTGTAAGATGGCATCTTTAATATCGGCTGGGATTAAATCAGCGGATTCGCCATAACCAGCACTAAAAACAATCGTAACTGCTTGCTGCTCATAATCTGCCACCGGCCAAAAGCGACCACTCGTCGGAACTATTTGAGAATAAGAGTTCTTTTTTATAACCCGATAATAGGTATCATCTAAAACAACGGTATCACCATCACTTAAATAGCTTATTGAGTCGATCTCAACCAGTGGGCTTTTTCTTAATACGATAGGAGCGGCGCTCATTAATCCATAGGGAACCGATGAAGGATAGCCAATGACTAAAGGGTTTTCGTTATAGTCGCCGAAAATATCCCGATAGGTGGTGTAACTTTTGGTTATAAAGTCACGCTTTGTATAAGACTCAGCCGATTTAGTGGCCGCCCTAATCATCATATTGATTAAATTATCATCGGCATTAGTGGTAATTTTTAAATAATTCTTTGCGTCCGATAATGATATTGGGAATATTTTAGGGGCTGTAACAAGCTCATAAGGCTGGGAACCTGTAGCATAGTTAGAAAAGTTATTGTACATAGCTACCTATTTTCGCATGTAATTGTAATTGATCGAGCGTCTACCCTATCATCACTGGTAGTGATCTCGTTAGTTAAAACATAATCAACGCCAGCAACGCCATCGGATACCCAAACAGTGGTAAGCGTATCGGTATTTGATTCATCAGCAAGCGTAATATCTTCAGAGCTTGCTACCCATGTAGATGTAATGATGGTTTCATCTTCAGCCAGCCATTCTGACCAATCTAAAGAGTAATCCAAGTTTGATGCGGGGTCTTTTCTAAATACGTTAATGCTCATGATACGACTGTCACTCTATTTTCATGATAAACGATGGTGATGCGACTATCTGACATTATTTAGACTCCACTGCTGGGATAAATTCAGATACCTTTTTTACTAGATTGTTTTTTAATAATTCTAACAGGGTTTCATTATCAATATTTTCTACAGGGTCACCGGCCTTTAGGTTATAAACCAGTGCCGGTGAAGCTATAGAGTTTACTGTTTTCGTAACGTTCGAGATATACATGATTAAAGGCCACCATAAGCGGCCTTAAATCCTAGGAATGCATACGCTCTAAGCCGTTAATTTGCACGATCTCAATCGTCGCACCAGTCGTTACGCCCGTGCTTACGATAACTGGTTTAACCCATTTTTTATTTGAGAATAAACCAACCGTGCCCATGGATGCGCCGTCTGCTGTGGCGGCTGTGATTGATGGATAGGAACCGATTAACGCGGCTGCTGGTACAGCTGCATAAGCATCAGTTACGCCATTATCATCGCTCTCTAAAAGCGACAATGTATGCGTTCCATCAGTGTAAGCCGTGCAATCAAGCCCGAAAGTTAAAGTAAGGAAGTTGCTTGTATCAACTGCCCCACCATCTTCAGAGCCGGTTGCCGATACTGCTACCGTTGCATTTAACACTAGGTCAATCGTGCTTTTTAAGTCTTTAATAGCCATTTTATAGCCCCTACATTTTAAATTTGTTTAAGTTTGGCGCCCTTTCGAGCGCCCCTGTTTTATGGTTTATTGAATGCGTAAACGTTTGATAGCATCAAAGTTGCTTACATCACCACCTACGCGCTTAGTTGAGTAAAACTCTACTGAGCCTTTAGTTGAGTATGGGTCGCGTAATACGCGGATGCCATAGCGATCAACGATAACGTATGCTTGAGACCAATCAGCATAAGCAATAGGCAGCGTGTCATCACCAACTAGCGGCATATCGGAACCAAATACTACTTCTTTACCTAACAATAACATAGTTGGCTTGCCTTCCATGCTTAAGTAGTTTTGGAATAAGAAGCGGTTTTGATCATCTACTAACGTCGACACTGCGCTAAACGTTTGACGATGCATTAACCATTTAGCATTAGACTGATAACCTTCTTTCAAGTGACCTTGTAAGGTGATTAAATCAATACCACTAAATGAGTTATTGACGGTGCTTTCCATCGTGCCAATTTTACCGTATTCGTAGGTATCTACATCGGCGGCATCAGCATAAACGTTAAAGCCTTTTGGCTGTTTAGGTGAATTACCTAGCACGAATGCTGTATTCTCAGCACGGCTAAAGCGATCACTCAGCTTGCGAACTAACCATGATTCAGCATCAAAGCCAGCATCATCAAGCATTTTTTGGGTAGCTTTTGGGTTAGCATATACTTCCATCACTGGAATAATTTGCTTACCAATTCGAGGCGTGTCAGTATTAGGGCGCGAATCAACCTCACCAACCCAGCCATAACCGGCCTCATCGTCATCTACAATAAACTCAAGGCTATCGTTCGATGTCGTTTGAATATCGGCTAACATTCTCATTGGGGTCGTTTCAAAAATGCGCGTAACAATCTTGTTAGATCGTTGAGGCATTAACCAAAAACCGCCGTC